GACAGGAGCAACCTTCACACCTTCGAGATGAAGCTTGACTCCTGCTTCTAGATCCCAGATTTCTGACTGGAACTCTCCGAGCTCAGTTGCCGACCAGGTGACACCATCTTCAGGCTTGAACTTCTCGGGGTGGTTCTTCTTGAACTTGAGGTTGGATATCTTCTTCTTCAGCTTCTTGACTGCTTCCACTGAATCAACTTGTGCGACAACTACTGGTTCAGCATTCGCGCCAGTCGTCTCGGCGATCTTGGTATTGAGCCACTCCTGCGCTGCATCCTTCGATGGCTTGATTGCCGTCTCTGTGCCACCGATCGTTGGGTCGTAGAACTCGGCGACATACTGTTCTCCACTGCCAGAGACCTTTGCCTTGTACCCCTTTGGTACTGGAGTTGCCTTGACAGGCGGAGGCTTGAGATCAGATTCGATAGGAGTCTCTGGCGGGAAAGGCTTTGGCTCTGGCTTGGGCAACTTCGGGTTTGGGACGTCTGGCTTGGGAGGAACGATCGGCTTACCTGTTGCCTCGATGATGTTCTTGGTTCCCTTGGCCTGCTTGCCGAGGTTCTCAAGTTGAAGCATCATCTCTTCGTGTGCCTTTGCCATACCCCTCTTCTCGAACTCTGGCTTCAAGAGCTCGAGCTTGTTGGTCAGGAGCTGGACATCTGCCTTGGTCAAAGGGTTGGCGCCATAGCCAGTGATCTCACCGAACTTGTTCTGCTTCAGCATTCCTGCAGTGAAAGGTGAGGAAGGTCCTTTCAGAACCTCTTGCCCGTAGGTCTTGCTCTTGATCTCTCCATCGATGTACCTGGCATATGAGAACGCGTTCCCATGATCGATACCGACAGGCTTCCCATCTTTGATGATCCAGTTCAGAGAGTGACGATCCGGGTTACCGACCAGGATGTCAAAGATCCCGAGCTTTCTACCTTCGAGAGTAGTTGCTTCTGGAGGAACGATCTCATTCTGGTTGTAGACCTCTTTCGCCTTTGGCAGTTTGAGATCGGCCATATGCTGCGTGCCAGTCTTGCCTTCGACGAATCCAACGCCGAGAGCCATCTCCTCGCCTGAAGCACCAAGTTCGACCACCTCTGGAATCGGAGCTCCGACTTCCTTCGCGACCAACCAGGCTAGATACTCCTTGTCCGCTTCCTCGGCCGTGACTTCCTTGAGGACTGCTACGGTACCGTCCTTGAACTGTGCCTTCTGAACTGACTGTGCTGTATGGCCTCCGAACATGTCTTCACCAGCAACCCATCCAGACTTGATTCCGGCAGCAAGAGAAGACACGTCCTCCACCACGATCGGTTCGCCGGCAAGGAAGGCCTTGACCTGATCTGCACTCAACTCCTGAGGGAGGTTGTACTTCTCGAGAATCGGTGCCATCGAATCCGGGAAGTAGACCGTCCTTGACAGGCCATCGAGCGTACCCTTGGTGCGCTCGAGAATCTTGCGGATGATTGGAAGCTCATCACCAGCGGTCTCCATGACCATCCTCGAGACGTTTGCCTGGACCAGACTCTCTGTCCATGTAGCCAGCCCGAGGAGTTCTCCCTGCTCGTCTAGGACCAAGGCAACGTTGTGGGTCCCGTTGTTCAGGTCCTCAGCGATGATCTTGTGTGCCAGCTTCTTGGTCTCGTCGTCTGCATGCCAGTTGTCGATTGATGTATCGAGCCCCTTTGCGATACCCTGCTTCATCGCCGGCTCTGGCACCATGTCTGGCTTGTAGACAAAGAAGGACTCCATCACGACGGCATCCGTTTCTGCAGCGATCGCCTGTAGGTTGGCGTGCTCGAGCAGGTACTTCTTGGCCGCATCCACGCTGGTGAAGTATTTCCGCTTCTCAGAGCCGTCTGCCATGGTCACTTCCCACTCGCCTCCAACACTGTCGATCGATGCGTAGGTCTCGCCATCAACGTAGAAATCGACATAGGTTCCCTGGTCACCGGTCTTGAACTCATATGGGTTCTCAAAGTCGACACCTGAGACAGGTTCACCGCCGGCCTTGCCACTGTTCTGAATCACGGCCTTCTCATTCTCGAGGTCTGTGATCTTGGTCTCCATGTCCTTGATCTCTGCCGGCGACCACTCTGACCTGCCGAACTTGTCCGGGTTCTTCATGCGATGGCGAACAGAAGCGATACGCTTGCTGATCTTCTTGACGTCATCAGTTGCAGCTTGGGTCTCACCAGTCTTGAGTTTCGGCTTTGGTGCTTCCTTAGGCAGAGCAGCTTTGATCTCTGACACGTAGTCAGACTCCTTGCCAAGAGAAACCTTGATAGTCCTGTTGCCTTGGCCTTGCTCCGCCAGCATGAGTTGTCGTTCGAGCTCTGACTTCTGGCTCATCATCTCATATCGCTTGCTGCTACTGATCGTCGAGAAGCCTTCCTTCTTCGACCACGCCTTGTGCTGCGTCTCGATCCACTTCCTGGCATCCTGCATTCCTGTGTAACCCTGGAACTGCTTTGTCGTGCCACGATAAATAGCAAGAGTCCCCGAGTCGTCGAGCTCGGTCTTGATCGAACCAATCTCCTCGCTTGGCTTGGCATTACCTTTGGGATCCAGCCATGGCCTGGTGACTACCTTCAGGTCTCTATTCCTCTCTCGCCAGTCACCCTCACTGCTTCTGTTCGTGATCTCGACCCGTTCCATCTTTGGCTTCTCGAGCTCGAGCTTGAGCTTGGCAAGTTGTGCCTCGGTCTTGATGGCGACTTCTGCATTGAGAATCTGTTCTCCCTCGACCATTGCCCAGGCAGTTGAGTTGCCGCCGTTGAGGACCACCATCTCGAACTCACTTGCACACCCGAAGCCGGTCATCGGCGTACCAATGATGAGCTCGACTGGCACCTCAGCGCGAAGCATTACGCCATGGACACCTCTGCCGTAACCCCTGGCGAACTTCATCGACTGTGCGTATCTGACCGACCAAGATGCCATCGGGTTGTCAGTTGTCGGGACGATCTGCAAGCCGGCATTCGGGAAGGGGTTTCTTGCTACCTCATAGCCACCGCCTTCAGCAGCCACCCTCTCCCCAACAGCAAAGCCACGGTAAACCGTGACGGCTTCGATGCCCTCTGCGGCGAACATCTCCTGGGTAGTCTCGTACATCGCCCGGACGAAAGCTCTGAGAGATTCTCTCACTCCAGGTCGAGCGAGCATCTCCATGGTGTCGTACTTCAGTTTCTCTGCCGCGGCAAGATCAGTTGCACTAGTACCCATCATCCCTGCAGGGAATGAGTCGACTGACAAGGCGAACTCTTCTTTCGCTGCCTCCTGTAGCATGAGCGCTCTGGCATCGGAGTCAGAGGAGGTTCGTGCCCAGTTGTTGACCAACTGTGCCACGATGCCCTCATCACCCTGAACACCGTATGCCGACTCGTTATATCCGTATGCGTCCTTGACTGCCTCAGGATCCCACTTCCCGGAGACCTTCATCTTGTCAGCGATCTTGGTCATCACTCCACGCTTCAGACCTTGGGCACTTGCCCCTGTCAACTCCTTGCTCAGAAACTGTGTGCCCTTCAACTTCTGCCATCCACCAGGGGTCATGGTTACTTCGTCGAAGTCGACCGGCGCTGTACCCTCCTGGATCTCTGCTGAGATCGGGTTGGCTAGTCTCTCCTCACGGGAGATCTCATTCTTGATTCGCCGAAGGATCATCGCTGCTTGGTCGAGCGAGTTGGTTGTATGGATGGTCACTTCCACCGGGTAGTTGAAGTCAAACTCCTTGGTCAGGGCATCGAGCTCTGCCTTGTACCCGATCCATTCATTGGTCGATGGATTGAATACCTTCAACTCCTCTTTCAGGAACTGGTGCCTCTTGATCTTTGCTTCGATGATCGTGGCCTTCTCCTGCAGGGTCATCGAGTCGTCAAGCCATGCTTCCGGATGCTTGTGAGGAGACGAACTGTCCGGCACGGGACTCTTGGGCGAAGCGACCGGTTCAACAGTGACTGGCTCACCCTTGGCAAGCTTGGGTGCCTCGACGAAAGTCTTGCTGACACCTGGAGCATCCATCGACAGGAAAGATCCGGTGACTCCCTTGTCGAAACCAAGTTGTGCCTCGGCATGCTTGGCGAGTTGTGGTGTGATGCCATCCACTGTCAGCCTAAGCCCAAGGCCTTCTGACTTGGCGAATAGTCCCATGCCGTAGAGAAGACGACGAGCTCCACCAGACTTCGAGACGATCCCAGCAATGATGAAGTCATCTCCCACCATCGAGTAAGCAGCAAGACCTGTCAACTCGCCATTGGCAGTTCTCACCGTTCTGAAGAGAAGGTTGTTTCCATCGGCCAGCATCTGAAGTGCTGCTTCCTTCGCTGCTACTGCTTGACCAGACGCCGGCCAGTCCAGGACTTCGTTCTTCAACTCCGCTTTGGCTGTCTCTGTCTTGTACGAGTCGCCACCGAATGACTCACCTGGTTCTGGTGCGGGGATGAGGCACTTCGCCGCCTTGATGACAGCACCCATCTTGAGGAGCTTTGCCTTCCTGGAAAGTGCTGCTTCAGATGCACAGACCTCGAGTTGAAGACCTTCTTCACCGCCTGTCCATGGCTCATCCGGTGGAAGCCAAGGTTCCCCGTCCTCATTGTGAAGAACCGGCACGGCCTCACATCGGCAGTTCGGGTGCCAAGGTGGCGGATCCTCCGCGATATCCATCGGACCATTCGCTGCCATGTCCACGCAGATATCACAAGGATCTTCGCTCTCGATTCCGATAGATGGTCCTTGAGCGATGATCGACTCGAACTGCGTGATGCCATTCGCTGCATAGGAGTTCATCGATGTTGCAGTCCAGACTGCAGCGGTCTCTGTTCTGGCGATGACTGCGACCTGAGACTTCGACAGGTTCGCCCACTCCTTGGCGATTGCCGCCTTGGTCTGGCCCAACGTCTGAGGGTTCCTGGGGTCAGTCGCCTTGATGATGATGTCCGTCAACTTGGCCATGTGGTCCCCGTACATATTCTGAATCACCTTCGAGCCACGCACCCCGAACAGGTCCTGAGCCATGTTCTGTGGGTGTGCGTAGGCGAACGTCTTGTTCAGGCCAAGAGACTTCAGACTCATCTGTCCAGCTGAGTTCGACGTCTGAAGTGCCATCCCGATGTACTGCTGGAATCCGGCATCTGCCCAAGTCTCCCAGGAATCAGTTCCAGCTTGAGCGCTGGCGGCAAGTCTTCCCTGGGTTTCAGATGCCGGCGGTGGAAGCCATTCAGAAGCTTGAGGCTTTGGTGTCTCAGCGCCATGACCCTCCTGGCCCTGCAAAGCGAAGTACAAGTCGTCAGCTGCATCGGCCGCTGCGGCATGGGCATTCTGAGCACTGGCCGCTTGCTGCTGTTGGTTCTGCTGATTCGGGTCAGAAGGATTGATCGGCGGTGGAGCAGCTTTGAGAAATCTCCATGCCCTCTTGGCTACTGTGTTCTGTCGCTTCCAGGCATTCGCTGCATACAGGTAAGCGGCATCGATGTCGAGCATCGCATCGAGATCGGCCATGACCTGACCCATTGCCTTCTCCCAAGCCGGCTCGAGGACCTTGGCCCTCTGGTAGAGAGACTGGATCCTGACGTCGGCAAGGTTTGGTTCTCGAGCGAGACGGATTCGCTCCTTGACGAGATAGAGTTTCCGCGCCGTTCTCAGTGCTTCAGAAGAGACGGTGTGGAGATGGGCATGCTGCTGGCCCATTGGCCTACTCGCCTCTGGCTAGCTCTTCGATCCTGTCTCTGGTGTCACGAGCTTCGAGCAGGAGTGACTTGACAGCACTGTCTAGTGCTGCAGTGTCCACAGTCGGCGGAACACCAGGAGCGGCGTCATCGTAGTTGCTCGTTCCAGGAAGCTGGCTCCAGAGCATGTCGTTGAGATCTGAAACTCCTTCACCCTCGAACTCTAGTGGGTCGAGCTTGAGCCGGTGACGTGCTTCCTTCAGGGAGATCAGGTCTGCCTTGAATGCCGTGACAGTCTGCTCGAGGTCCTCTGCATCGGATGAGGTATCGAGGTCGTCCATGACGAGCTTATACACAGGTGGATCTGGGTTCTTCTTGTCCCCGCCCATTGCGATTGCGTACTCGATGTCGAGAAGACGGTTGAGCCGGTTCTGCAAGAGTTCCTGTGAAGGACCGACGACCCCTTCCTTGTAGACCTTGGAAGCCTCGAACGTCGCGTTCCCTCCGAGCGGACCGACCTGCGAGTTGGCCAGTCGTTCGGCTGGAACCCGGTGTGAGATCATGATCGCCTTGTCGGCGCGCTCAGAGAGACGGTCGAATGACCCCTCCTGCCTATTGTCGGAAAGCTTCTGGAAGTCGACCTTGCCTGGGCCAGTGATCGGCACGAGGATGTTCCTGTGCGGCTGGCGGAGATCGACGGTAAAGGCACGGCGAAGATCGTTCTCGAGGTCTGGATCCTCGGCCAAGTTGGTCAGGACGATGGCCCACCGTGGTTCGCGTCGGTTGGCGAAGAAGTAGAGGTTGTCATCTCGAGCAGCCAATGCCAAGGTGATCCACCCGACAGAGGAGATGTACCCAGGGATTCCGTACCAGGTTGAGCGCCTTGCAGGCTTGCGAACAACGAAGAGATCTGATGCCGGCGTCTTGACTGTGGTAATCGAACCGGTCTTCGAGTCAACTTCGACCCTCTTGCCATTCAGGTCAGGTGCTCCCCAGCGCCTGAACCAGACCTTACGTGAATCACGAATCTGGCAGAGGGAGAATCCGTTCTTGTGAGCTCGAACTGTATGGGCTGGAACTGGATAGCACTTCCTGAGGATCCCGCCTGGGTCACGAACGAGCTCCATCAGTCCCCACCCAGTAGTCTCGACATCAAGCCAAGTGGAATAGATGACCTCCTTCATATCCACCTCGTCAGGTGAAAGCTGGTCAAACCAGGTCGAAACCTCATCTCTCTGTACGTCGTCTGTTACATCTGGGTCCTTGGCCTCCCACTCCCATCCTCCACCGCAGATGTCAACGGTCTTCTGTTCGAGAGCGGCGGAGTGGACTGGATGAGTCTCTGCAAGGTAGACGAGTTGCGCCAATGGGAATGGTGGCTCGACCAAGCCAGAGATGTTTGACCGCGAGAATGGATCCTCTGGAATCTGGTTTGAGGCCCACTGACCAACAGGTTCACCCTTCTCATCCGTGAAGAGGACCTTGACGACCTTGCCTTCACCGGCTTGAGACTGTGCGTCCTCAACAGCACGAGTTATGCGTTGGCGGACCTGTTCGGTGGGCTGATCGCCTTCCATCAGGACTATCGTACCAGAAGGTCTTGGAAACGACTTCTGAGAGTCTACCCCAAAGGGTTAGTCATATTGGTGTCCCAGGGGTTTACAAATCGTGATGGACAGCCGATAATATGAATACAGAGTCAATCGAACAAAGGAGACCACCATGTACCTCAAGGACACGTGCGAGACGGCAAGGGCGATCTGCGCAGGAGAGCTCGATGCAGACCTGGACTACATCATCCAGGCCGCGACCCAGCAGAAGAAGCGCCTCCTCAAGACCTCGTTCCGCAAGGGCACCAAGATCCGCGTCACTGTTGGCAAGCTCGCGGGTCTCGAGGGCGTCGTCATCAAGATCAACCCCAAGACCATGACTGTTGGTCTGGGCGCAATGACCACCGAGTCCTATGGCGAAGGCGTCCACAAGGTCTCGTTCAACGACTACGAGGATGGCGAGTGGAACGTCTCGCACGGAATGGTGGTGGCAGTCTGATCCAACTTTCCGCTACAAGAACCTTTCACACTGAGGGCCCTTCGGGGCCCTCAAACGTTGTTGCCTGATTGAGTACCAAGGTCTCCTTTACCTCATCCACACGGAGCCACTGGTGAGACCTCACACGCCTTCTTGCTAGACATGCATGACCTTGCCAAGCTTTCCTGCCCTGGTATGGGCAAGACCTGCATGCTCCTCTGCAATGGCAAGAGTGATAACTGAGTCCTGGACCACGTTGTCATCAGGAAGCTGGTACCCTCTAACCTCGACGTCAAGCTGCTCGCACTCGTTCGGGTTCCACTTGAGGAGCCAGTTCTGAAGTGAGACGGTCAAGCCTGCGAGGATCCTAGGCTTTGATGCTCCAGTCGTCGAGAAGCCAACTCTCTCGTGCTCTGGGATATTGAGGTTCTCCAGCACTGCTTCTCCTGCCGAGTTCTTCTCGACGACGGTCAATCCTGGATAAGCAGCATGGGTAATCTCGATCTGCATCTGGATGTCAGGGTACGAGACGCCGCGGAGACGACGGTAGTGGACGACATCGTGGACGTCATCCGTGACATCAAGCACGATCCCGACAGCGGCATCCTGGTGCCGGCCAATGTCCCAAGCCTTGACGTACTTCCTGCCGGGGATCGCCAGACCGAATCCACGGTAGTCCACTCCAGCGGCATCGATGTCACTCGACTTGAAGACGTACTCGCCACCACCTGAGAGGGCATCTTCCCACTTCTGTGGATACTCCTGGAGGAATGCCTGCTCGTCCATCCCAGCACGTTTCGCCTTGAGCCATGCCTGTGTTCTGTCCGGGCGCTCGAGTGCGCCGATGAAGCAAGGGGCAATGGCAGAACCGTCTCTTGCCTTTGCATCGCCGGCAAGGCACTTCCTCCAGAAGACTGAGGTGAAGTTTGCCGGTCCTTGTCCAGTCGTAACGAAATGGACGGTGCCGGCAGCGGAAGGTTCGATCGCTTGCCAGACCCTGCGGGGAGAACCCATGAATGCCCACTCATCGAGGTGGGCATGCCCGCAGGTTTCCCCTCGAGCCGTGTCGTTATCTGCGGGGTAGGCCACACAGAGTCGCCTGTCATTCGGGCCTGCAACGAGTTCGTACTCATTGAGGTTGTTCAACCCCGTCGG